AATCTATCTCTAGGATATATTACTTATTATAGATTTATATAACATATAAGAGTTTATTCATAAAATAAAAATACCCAACCAATAAAGGTTAGGTATTTTTTGTTTATTTGTTCACGATATTGTTTGTGTCCAGAGCCACTAGGATTCACACCTAGACTACAAACTGAACATAATATAGGACACTTAACTATATTATATCATTGAGTATTGTGTACTACTTTATACTATGGCTCTATATTATTGCGTACAACCTGCTACGCAATATTTTATATTATAGCATATCAGTATAATCATATGTAATTACATCATCTTCCTCATACAGATTATCTGGGTCAATGAATGTAAGCATTAAAGCATCCGCCGTATCAGGACTCTTTCACATCCTTTTCTTCATCTCTGCTTTGGGCATAATCTGAATCCTACCATCTAATCCTCTCTTATATTTAATCTTTAATAGTTCATCTTCCCAAGCCCTATTATTAACAAGCTCTCATCACTTCTTGCACCGTTCTCTTAATGTTCGGTATGCTTCTGCTCTTATGTTCTTAAATCTTTTACTATCTCTTGCTTTATCTCATACATTTACACCATTACATCTTATTCCTGCAAGTCATAATTCCTGTGCTACATTAGCACCTACTCAGAAGTTATCCACATAAAATTGCTCTCAATTTATATCATACTGTGTTCATAGTGTCATACTTAATGATGCTATACTCTTAGGATCACTTATCTTCTCGCTTCATACTACTCTTGCTTTGAAACTATCTCTTGCAATAAACTTACTATCATCTCTACCTGCTCAAGATGGGTCTATACCCATTCTAAATGGCTTAAACTCGTTATCAAAAGTGAAATGTAGGTCGTTCAACTGAAGGAGTGGTATTCGTCATCAATCGTCAGCTCATTCTGCTTTAGGAAACTCTCATAATACATTAAACCTATATTCATCACTATCACTACCATGTTCTACTAATTGCTCCTGTATATACTGTTTATCTACGTTAGGACTTTCCTCTCCATTAAAGTGTAAACATTGAAACGAATCTGATAGTTGATTATGGCTCTTATAGAAGTATCAATCCAATCTAGTTGGGTTACTAATCATAATCAACACTGCATTCTTAGATGTCATTGTTCATTTAACAGCTTCTGTTATTTCATCAGCAACTCAAGATGCTTCATCAATAATAGTCATAATATTATCACTATGCACTCACGATACATTCTCCGCATTCTCCTTTGTACCAGTAACTACTCTAGCATACCATTCATTAGGTTTCTCTAACAACCTAAGATACTCATTAGTTTTTTCAAATCTATTCCTTACTCATTCAGGCATTCTATTAAGCCACACACTTAACTCTTTCCATATACCATCCTGTAACTGTTTGCTAGACGGACCAGTACATGTTATAATAGCATTCTCATAACAATATAAGAACCATAATGTAGACCAACTTAATCAACTTGTCTTACCTACTCATCTTCAACTTCTAATACTTATCTTTCTACTCTTTACTCAATTGATTGCATCCTTTAATGATTGTATCATCTCTGCTTGTTGCCAACTTATATGTCTTCCTTTAATAAACTGTTCTCACTTCTCCTGTGGTACAAGATTCCACATTAACTTAATAAACAAGAATGGGTCTTTCTGCATCCTCTTATATAATATAGCCTCTTGCATAAATCTCTGTTTCTCTTTATCTTCGTTTACCATATTATTCTTCGTCTAATACTTCTAAAACATTAGGTATAACTAACTCTCCTTTTCTCCAATACTTATTATAAATATACATCTTCCAATCATCATCGTCATAACTTTCTATTCTACTCATTCTTTCCATTTCAACATTATACAAATATGTTTCAAGATTCCTACATACAATATTTCTAAGAAATGTCTGATTAACATATCAACTATCATACTCCTTCCTAAACCTAAAATGAGCTACAACATTATTATATAACCCTATACTCATCTTAATCATATTCTTGTTCTCAGATATATAATCTACACTATATCTCTCATCCAATAAATCTATGTAAAACGGAAACATCTCATCATTCTTAATTTTGTTCATTTGGTTTTATATTCCTAATAAAATTATCTGTTCTTTCAATAAACTCTCTAGCATTCCATTTATCAATACCATACGGAGCAACACAATCAATAGAGTTATCCCTCTTATACAACCTAAGTCCATGAGATAACCATTCTACCTTAAATGCTTTCCTTAGATAGTATTCCGTTATATAATGTTTATCTGCTTCTAGGGGTTTAATCATGTAAGAAAATAATTTATAAAATGTCAATGTTGTGGTATAACCTATCAAAAGTGTGCGTCTGGCTATACAGTATTTTCTTCTCTCTGGTAATTTATTGCTAATTACATTTGTTAAAATATATCTGTGATAGGGGTAACTTTAAAAAATATATATATTTTTTTGCGGAGCTAAAAATTTTTTCCATCACAGAGATTCCAATGGGGGTATACCCCTCCAAGTGTATTCTGTCAACGTTTCTTTTGACAGCCACTCTTACACAGTTTTCCTCTGACAAATACCTCTACAATGCAGGTGATACCGTGTGCAATATGAATTTAAGAAGCGTTGTCTTCAATGGGTGGCTCATCTATCAGCTCACCTTCAATAATGTCTCTCTCATCAATGGTATCCGCTAAGCGGGACAACTCAAGCAAGGAGATGCTTCCGCTATGCTTATTATCCACTTCAATCTTATCTTGGTAGTCCTGCTTATAGTTGTTCTTGAGGTAGAAAATCTGTCAGGGGGTAAACTTGGACTTATCCGTCAACGCTTGCTCTACTTGATTGAGGAGTACCTGTCTGTATTTATTTATTATCGGAAAGAAGTTATCCTTTTTGCTATACTCAAGCAGGTTTCTCCTATCCATTCCCAACGCAAGAGCCAACCCCGTTATAGTCAACATCTTTCAAGCTTTTTCTTCCCTTTCAATGTATTCCGCTATAACGGCTTCCATTTCCTCAGGTGTATTATATAATGCAGGTCTTCCGTTTGGTATTTCTTTTATATCTTGTCCCGCTTGTACGAACTCTTGTAAGTTTGTAGCGTCTTTTATTTTCTTTCTTGCAATCCTATTTAATATCCTTTGTTCTTTCTTTCATACACTAGGCATATATGTATATATATAGTAAATGATATCATACTCTTTGGCGTTGTACTGACTTTATTCTATTTAAGCCAGCGTGATTATTTTTATAGTGGATTTATATCTTTTTGCTGTCTTTTTTCAATTCTTGTTTATGTTGTTTTGTTTGTTTGTGCTTTTGACCTAGTATTTAGCATCAATTTCTTTTAATGATTTATCCCTTGCAATTTAAAGTTTTTCGAGTATACTGTACCTGTCAAATGGAGAAGCAATTCATACTTGTTATACTACTGTATAAATTATGTTTGCATTCCCACTTGCAATTCAATACCATATTATTATTTATTCACTACTCTTTTTATTCTTTTATACATTTATAGCTTTTATTCTTTATATTTTACAAATGTAAACAACAGATTTACGCCTAAACCACCCACACCACCCGTTGAAGCTGTACGCTTTTATGGGTACGGTACTAACTGACTTATTTTATATTTTTAACAACCTTTACAAATGAAATATACTATTACAATCAATATGATACTTGAAATAGATGCAGAAACAGCACAACAAGCTTATAAGATTTCTCAAAACTTAGATATTCCACAAGTGATTGACTGGGACACCAAAAGAATATGGGACGATAGATGAAATCAATGCGAATATGATATAGAAGACAATCAATTATAGTTTTTATCTTTTTATACATTTATACAATGGAAAACACTAGAGACCTATCACAATTTGGCTATATTGAACTTAAAAAAGCCGCAAAGCTACTAACAATGTATACTAATGAGCAAATTACCAAACTATGAAAGGAGTTTTTTTGACATTCTGGAATAGCTATTGAATTTAATCCCTCATCGTGAAAAGTATTTTTAATAGACGATGACTATAATGTACTTATGAAAAACTGAGACGA